TTGCCTCTTGAATTGGAGTTAAAATTGTAACAATAGCTAATATAAATTGGATAATATATGTCTTCATTTTAATAGTACCTATTATACCACCATCTACTACCGTAGTCCACAGGAATACCATTTGGGATTATTGAGTTGTCCGAAAAAACTAACCCTGAATCATATATACTTCTAGCTGGATAAAGGTCATTAGAGGATGCAGTATAAAGCGGGAAACTTTTTGAACTTTGGTCGCATAAAAATCGAATGATTCTGGTCCCTAAAAACTCAGCTGAGTTCTTTACATCATCTCTCCTGTATTGAAGACCCTTAAGGTCTACTACATTGTTATTTTCTGGTTGTTTGTTAACAACAGAACTATTTTCCAATTTAGCCCATATACTAGGCATTGCGTAGAATACACTATACTCAACTAAGCATGGAAAAATATAATCTCTTACTAGGATAGTTTCAACTGAGTTCATTGTTCCACCACTAACCTTAGTAAGTATATCTTGATAAAGTGGAGTACCAAGTATTTGTTGGATAGAAATTTCTTGTGCCCTGATTATTGCTGGAGTCAGAGCATTATCTTCAACGTTTTGTTCAATCTCACTATAAAGTTTTAATTGGTCCGTTGATAGTAATTTTACGTCATATGCTGTTGCCATAATTATTAGTCGTTTAAAGGTTTAGGTGCTTCTGGTGCAACTTCTTGAGCAGCAATTTCAGCAACAATTTTATATTTATCAATCTTGATATCAGCTGCTTCACCATTGATAACAGCAAACTTATTAAGTGTCTTTTCAATTAATTTTTGATAAGAACTAATTACTTTTTTGTTGTAAATCTCGAAATTTTCAGCTAAATCAGATACAGAACCTAAACTACCTGGAACCTGAATACCAAATAACTCTGGATTAGTGGCACCATTAGCCATTAAAACTGCTTGTAGTATCTGTGCATCTAAATCTCTGAATCGTTCGTCAGAACTATTAAGGTCGATGCTGGTGAACTCTGTTGCTGTCTCTTTATTGTTAGCAAATGTTACAAGCATCTTTCCAGCGTTTTTTGTTCCTGAAAACTCACTTTGAAGTTGACGTTTAAATGTTTGTCTTTCTTCTTTTGAAGGTATTCCACTGTTAACTTGAACATTGATACTCGGATAAAATCCGTTTTTCGCATTATTTAAGTGGTAAGTAGCTATTTCTCTATCTAATTCAATATATTTAATTGCACTAACATAGGCAGGTATTGAATAATACTGCATAGACGGTGAGTATTTTGGTACATAAAGTAATTGACTCTTGTTAATTTTATCATTAACATCAAACCTAGCCACCCAAATTGGTTTATTTTCTTGTTTTCTAGTATTCGCCCAGTCTTTTGAAACATAATATCCGTTTTCTTCTTTACTAAATCTAACATTTGATACATCAATAAACTTAACCTGAGCAATCTTAGACCCATCTCTGGACCAAATCACGTTAACAGCAAAGGCTTCATATAAGGCCAAATCAGTACTTATCTTATTTACAATAGTCTCAAGGTCATCGTCATCATATATGTTCGCTTTAAAGGCATCTGAACCACCTAGAAGACCGTCTCCTGATATCATATTTGCAATGGTATTAATCATAGCAGCATTCTTAGGTGAAGTTCTGTAAAGGTCCAATAAGTATTCTGGATAAAGATTGTCTTCACCAAAATAGATATAATCTTTATTATAATGTTCACTGATTACTGGAAGTATATAATCTTGCATTGAGAACATTTCAAAACCATTCTCGTTTTCTTTATTATCTTTCATAAATTATAGTTTTTTTAGTTGTTGGTAATGTAAAAGATACTGCTGCTACGGTAGTCCCACTAACTTGTACAATCCCAGTTTCTAGAGTATCTCCAGAAACGTTGGATACTACGTAGTCATGAAAACCATTTAAGAGGCTTACAGTACTAGCAGATAGGTTAACAGCAGTTGCACCTGTAACCGTTATAAGGAACCTATTATATCTATTTTGACATGTACTTACATCAACTCCGTAAAAGTTAACCTGTGTATTGGTATCTGTGTGTCTGAAGTCAAAAGTAAATCCAGATGTAACACCAGTTAAGGGGTTCTTCTCATTCAGCGTTAGTACAATATCGTTTATTTCGTTTTGCTTAAGATAAATCATAAGTTGCTTTTCATTTAAATATTATTTTGTATATGGGTAAATCAAAAAATCCCCAACCATAGGTCGAGGATTAATTTTTTATAACAACACTCTAGTTAATATTATATCTGTGTTGTGGAAATACTTGCAGAGAATGCAGAATAAACGATGAAAGGAGCAGGCTCACCTTCAGTTCCAGCGAATTCAAACGCATAACCGTTTCTATCTCCAGCAGCAATACCTGATTGGTCACTTCCAGTAGATAAATCTAAACCAGCTTCTTTACCTAATAAGGTGTATAATCCGTTTTTATCTTTTACGATAGCAGCAGTAGTTGATTTAGCTAACAATAACATTAAGTTACGTTTAGCAGCATCTCTTTTATTGAATACCATTGTTAAAGCTTGTTGATAACTAACTTCATCATTTTCTGGAACACCAGCTAATGTTTCAACGAAACCAGCTGTGTTTCTTGGGAATTCAAACTTATACCATACTGGAGTTGAATCCGTTTGGATTACATTACTAGCATCAGAAGTATATGTTGTAGCACCAGACCAGTTTGATAAGTAGATTTCTTGAACACCTGGTGTGTTATCTTTACAGATACGTCCAATCCCTGTGTCTAATAAACAATTAATTTGACTCATAATTTTATATTTTTATTTTATTTTATTATTATTATTTTTGTTTAATGGGGGATTTTAGTCCCCCTTAAACTATAAATCTAAAGTAGATTAAACTTAAATTAGTTTACGTTAACAGTTTGGCTTGTGAAAGCAATAGCGGTACCTAATTTATATCTTACTCTGTATCTTAAAGATTGTGCATCTTGAGAATACCAACGTTCAAATGAACTGGAGTCAGACTCTAAATCGAAACCGACTTGAAGATTGCCATCAGCAACTAATACTTTTCTAACGCTTCCAGCTAATCCCATAATAGGAATAACTTTCATACCATCCATACCAGGATGGTTAACACCATCAGTTGTGTTGTAATCTGGAGACACATGAAAATAATTCAAATCACGAAGAGCTAAAACATATTTATCAAACTCAGAGAAAGACATGTATAATGCGAAACCAACACCAGAACCTCTTAATTCAGCTGGGATAAGTGCAGCGTAGCTGTCCACTTTATCAATAGCAGTAGTAGAAGTAAATCCAGTTGAACTTACGTTTACGGTTGAAGCAGAAGCTGCATCAATTTTAGCAAGGAAACCATCAGCTAATGCTAAGTTTCCAGAACCTGTAGATTTGTTACCCAACCAAAGTTGTGCATCAATAACTCTACCAATTAATTCAGATTGCTCTGCAGTCAATACATCTTCGAATGGGATGTTTTCTGGGTAAGAACCTGGGTTCATACCAACTTGAAGCCATTTAGTTTCAAGTGTGTTAAGACAGAAATCTCTTTCTATTTTAATAGGGTCAACCGCTAAAGGAACTACTGTGTAAGCTGCAGAACCACCATCAGTGAAACCACATGCAGAACCATCAGCTGCAACGATAGTTGAAGTTAAGATGTTCAAGTTCTTTGCAGACTTGATACCTGGGTTTTTCATAATCCCAGTTTTACTCATTGTGTTACCCGCAAGTAACGTTTTTGTGATTAATTCTGAACTGATTTGGTCAGTGTAAGCAACTAATCCAGATACATTAAATTGTGCCATAATTTTTGTTTGTTTTTAATTTATTATTTTTTATTATTATTTTCTTAAGATGTCATAAACTGAATCATTATTCTTAAGTTTCTTTGGAACCTCCAAAGCTGGTGCAGCAGGTTGTGCAGCAAATTTTGCTAAGTCAGATTTTACTGATTCATTAGCTGTTTTTAATTCTTTTAATTCTAATTGTAATTCAGCAATTTTTGAAGCCATTGCTTCTAATCCGCTAATAACTTCAGAAAAGTCGCTTGATACTGGAGCATCTGCAGCTGGAGCATCTTCAATTGGAGCTTCTTCAGCTACAACATCTTTTACTTCAGAAACAACACCATCAATAACAACTACGATTTTAGCGTCTACGATACCTTCGTATTCACCATCAGCAAGTGGAGTTACTTGCTCAACACCATCAACATCAACTGATACTGAATAAATTGCTGAACCAACTTCTACTGATTCACCGTCAACTCTAACAACGATAGTTGCATCACCTTCACCGATTGTAACATCAATAAATTTAGCAACTTCTTCGCCTTCAAATTTTGCAACGATTGCGGCAATAGTCTTTTTTAAATTTGTCATCATAATCTTTAACTTTTTATTTAAATATATTATTATTGTTTTTCGCACAATATTTGTTTTAACTATATTTGTTATAACAAACTTTTAAGTTCTTTTAATAGTTGTGCATTATCTACATCAGAATTAACTAACTCTGATATCTTATTAATGAAATTATTCAACTCTTCTGTTTCGTCACCATTTGCAACTGGTAATTCTTC